CAAGAAATCATTGCGGCGCACGGGCGATGGCTTAAAGATGAACCCGGCGGGAACCGCGCGGACTTGCGCGGCGCGGACTTGTACCGCGCGAACTTGTACGGCGCGGACTTGGGCGACGCGAACTTGGGCGGCGCGAACTTGTACGGCGCGGACTTAAGCGGCGCGAACTTGGGCGGCGCGGACTTGCGCGGCGCGAAAATTTTACAGATTGGGCCCATCGGGAGCAGAAATGATTACACAATATTCCGCGTCGATGAGAATATCGTCCAATGTGGGTGCTGGAATAATTACAAAGGCGGCAGTCTGGACGATTTCGCGGCGCGGGTGTGCGAACAATACCCGGATAAAAACAATCCATATCGAAAGGAATACGAACGCGCGATTGATTATTTTCGCGCCGAGAGGGAAGCGTGGATTGATACCAACAAAGAGGAGGGAAAAGAAGAATGAGGATATATTTATCACACCCGTATCAAGGCAAGGAAGAAAACCGCGAAAAGGCGGCGGCTTTGGCGAAAATGTACCGCGAAATCTGGGACGCGGAAGGGAAAACCGACTGGGAGATTGTCAATCCTATTGAATACTTCGCGCCGTTGGCGGAAGAGGGCGTTGACGATGAAACGATACTCATGCTGGCGGTTGCGCTGATGATGGACTGCGACGGCGTTTTGTTTGCGCCGGGTTGGAAGAAATCGCGCGGGTGCCGATACGAACACTGGCGTGCGCGGCATCCGAAGGGACGCGAGAAATACCTCGGTGGATACCGATGGTTTCAAACCGAAATCCCTGAAGAAGTCGAGATTGCGGCGATGCACTGGTACGGTAAGCACCATGTGGTGACGAGGAGGATTGCGGCATGAAATATTGGAACGCATTAACAGACGAGGCGCAGGACGCGATTTTGGTGATTGGCCTTTTGCTTGAGTGCTATGTTTTGTTTGGGCTGATTGTATGACGGGCAAGCGGAAGCTAGAGACGCGATTTTGCGAATCGTGCGGCGTGGAGTTTGTCGGTAAGGCTCCTGCGCGGTTGTGTCCAATGTGCGCGAAAGAGCGGAAACGCGAAGTTAATAGGGCGCACAAGATATGGCTAAAGGCGCATGGTTGGTGCTTGGATTGTGGCGCACCTGCGGTGCCGGGGAAAGTGCTTTGCGAGAAATGTGCAGAAAGGAGGCGAGAGTATATGCGCGAGTATTGGATTAAGGGCAAACGAAAAAAGGCTTGATGCGATGGCACACATCAAGCCCGTAGAGAAATTTATGTCTGTACGAAATATCTCTTTGTGCATTATAGCACATTAAGGAGGAGAGCGCAATGGTGCTAGATGTTGAGAACCCGATGCTGATTGACAGCATTTGGGATGAGCTAGATCAAATCGATAAAGAGCAGGATGATGAAGATTTTTACGTCCGCGCTGACTTTGAATATGAAGACGAACTTGAGGATTTACAGCGCGGCTGGGGTTATGTAAACGGCTATTATTTGTAAGGAGGCAGAACAATGGAAAAAATTATGAAGCTGGCGGCGCTGATGCGCGAAGCAAAAACTTTGGTTGATGAAATCAACAAAGAGGGAAAATACAATATTTTGAGCGCGGGCGTTGACTTGGATGATGAAGACGCTTTCGCGGATGAAAAACAGGCAGATATTTTCTTCTTTAAAGCGTTGCCTAATTTTGGCATAACGCCTATGAGAAATCTGCTGAAAGGCGAAGATGTTATTTATAAGGAAAGCGTCACGGTTGACGGCGTGAAGTGCTATCGGCTTGTCGAAGGGGAGGCGGCTGGAAATGCAAGCTTGGCTGTATGACATTAGCGAGCGCATAAACGCCCTTGTGAGCGTTTTAGACGAGGCCGACGATAAAAGTATCGAGCCGGACGTTAAAAACGCGCTAGAGGGCATCTATGAAAGCGACGTGCCCGCCGCCGTGGCTGACGGTATCGAATATATTAAAAAGCAGACGGCGTTTCTCGAAGCTATCGACAAGCGGATGGACGAGTTGAAAGCGTTGAAACAGGCGCGAAAAAATCGGCTCGAACGTGTGCGGCGCGGATATTGTGAGTTTTTGGTTGCCGTTGGCAAGAAAAAGGTGGAAACGCCCTGCGGGAATATGACCGTAACCGCGCCAACGGCAACGACGGTTATTGACGATATCGACAAACTGCCGGACGAATACAAGCGCACGACGATAAAGGTGGACGCGGACAAGGCAAGCATTAAACAGGCGATACAGGGCGGGCACTCCGTGCCGGGGGCGCATTTGGAAGAAAAGCAAAGCATAAGGATTAAGTGAGGGGGCGACACAATGAACGCGCATTATGGAAATTTATCAAGCCCGCCTGCCGATGCAGTGAAGCAAATCACGGGCGGCAAGCTGAAAGGGTTTTCGGATATTAACCCGCAGTGGAGATATGAGGCATTAACAAACGAATTTGGGCTTTGCGGCGTTGGCTGGAAGTTTGAGATCGCAAACACTTTCACCGAGCCCATCCCGGCGACGCAGGAAATGATGATTTTTGTGCAGGTTAATCTTTACGTCAAGGACGGCGACCAGTGGAGCGAACCGATACCGGGATTTGGCGGTGACTTTCTGATTGTCAAAGACAAGAACGGCATCCACGGCAACGACGAGGGCTATAAAATGGCAATCACAGACGCGCTGGGTAGTGCCGCAAAGGTTATCGGTGTAGCCGCTGACATTTACCGGGGGCGCATGGAAAGCAAATACAGCAGACCTGCCGCGTCGCCCGCGCCGAAACCGCAAGCACCAAAAGCCACGCGCAAGGTTGACAGTTTGCGGGCAATCGCGGCGGCGGCAAAGGAACTCGGCGCAAGTAATGTCGATATAAAAGAAGTTATGAAACGCCATTTTAACAAGGGCGCGTCAAGCGAACTGACAGACGCGGAAGCGGCGGAAATGGAGCAGAATTTTGTCGCGTGGGTTGCCGAAGTAAAAGACGACGATAACGCATTAATGGAGGGGATAGCATGAATCGTGTAATCCTAAAGGGGAGAATCGCCCGTGAGCCGGAAGTAAAAACGACAGTCAGCGGGCAGACGTTCACGCGGCTGACAATCGCCGTTGACCGTTACGCAAAGGCGGGCGAGGAACGCAAAGCGGATTTCATTCCTTGCACGGCATGGGGAAATACGGCGCAATTTTTGGCAAAATACTTCACCAAGGGCAAGGAAATTCTTGCGGAAGGGCGGATTCAGACGGGCAGTTATACGGACAAGGACGGGCGAAAGATTTATACGACCGACGTTGTTCTTGATCGCGTTGAGTTTTGCGGTTCGGCTAACAAGCCCGCGCAATCTGACGATGCGGAGCCTGTACCATTCTGATGGGTGAGATAGTACAGGGAAAGATTGCCAAGATGGACGAGGACGGCGGCGTTGTTATCCGCGCCGCCTTGCCCTCAATAGACCGGGCAATCCTTCGACGTTATGACAAGGTTCTTGTCGAGTTTGCAGACGGGCGGCGTATATCGCCGGAGCAACGCAAGAAAGCGCACAGTTTAATAGCCGAAATTGGCGAATGGGCGGGATATTTGCCCGCCGAAATGAAACGCCTTATGAAGCTAGAGTTTAAGGTTAAACACTTGCAGACGCTTGAAAGCGAAATGTTCAGCCTTTCGGATTGCAGTGTTACAACGTGCCGTGAGTTTATTTCTTTCTTGATTGACTTCATGATTGAGAATGGTGTCCCGTCGAAAATCCCGCTTTACGAACAATGCGAGGATATAGGCCGTTACGTTTACGCTTGCCTTATGCACAAGGCTTGCGCGGTTTGTGGAAAACGTGCCGACGTTCACCACTTATCCGGCAGTAGGGCAGGGCATGGCGGGCTGAAATGGCGCGAGAAAGACCAGACGGGCGCGAAGGTTTTGCCTCTCTGTAGGGAGCACCATGAAATTTGTCATAACGGCGAAGCGGAGTTTCTTGAACGGTATCATTTGGAAGGTATCGAGATGGACGCGGCGATCAAGAAGGTTTACAAGGTAACGGTGGCTTGATTATGTGGATTTATTGCAACGATCCTCAATACGCGCTTAACCTTGGGCGGGCTGTTGCTTTCACGATTAACGATGCTTTGTATTGGGAAATGAAAGGGATAAAAAATACCAAAGGAAATAAATATGCTGTATCTGCTTATATTGAGGGCGAATCTTGGTATATTTGTTCAGCAGAAAGCAAAGAAAAAGCGGAAGAAATAATTATGAAGTTGGCAAAAGGTACGACTGAAAAGTGGACTATAGAATAAAAAAAATAGGCGGCTATTTCGCCGCCTTTGCCCTTGCGTCGAGGGCTTCCCGTGCTAGGATTTCGAGCATTTGACTGACTGAACGTTCTTCCTTTTCTGCTTCAGCACGGATACGAGCAATAACCGCATCGTCCATGCTTGTCGCTATCGTTTTCTTCATATCCTCGCCTCCCATGTTTATATTATATATCATAAGTTTATAGCTTGCAATATATTGGAAAATATAATATAATATAAACGTTCAATAAAACAAACTTTCTAAAGAAAGGCGGTGAAAATATGCTGATATGTAACGGGCGGCAGATTGTCAACACTAAAGGAATTATGCGAATTTGGATAGACGCGCCAGAAGGGAAAATTGGGATATATGGAAGCAATCAATGGAACGAATCGATTAAATTGCAATCGGTAGCAAATACGGATGAAGGCCGTGCGGCTATTCAATATATTGTAGAACATTATACCGATGATTTAACTATTGATTATGTGGAAGAAGAATAATCAAGGCCGGAGGATTAAGTTATGGCAAGGACACGAAACATAAAGCCCGGATTTTTTACGAATGAAGAACTTGCAGAGATCGAGCCGCTTGGCAGATTGCTTTTCGCCGGGTTATGGACGATTGCCGACAGGGAAGGACGAATCGAGGACAGGCCAAAGCGGATAAAGGTTGCAATTTTGCCTTATGACGATTGCGACGTTGACGCGCTTTTGGCAGAACTTCATAACAGGGGATTTATAACACGGTACAAAGTAAACGGCGGCTCATATCTTGAAATAACAAATTTTGCAAAACATCAACACATTGTCGGGACAGAAGCGAAAAGCGATATACCGCCGAATCCTTGTAATAGCGCGGAGTTTGAACAAGTATATGACGAGTGCGAAAAAAAATCTAACGAGTTAGAAAAAAAATCAAACAAGTTAGAAGAAACTGCGCCCGAATCTTGTAGCTTGAATCTTGAATCTATAAATAATAACTCTAAAGAGTTATTGTCGCCGGGTGGCGACACAACAGCGACGGCAAAGACGGTTGTCGAACATTATCATGCACGTTGTCCATCTTTGCAGAAGGTTAAAGAACTAACGCCAAGTAGGCGGCAAACAATCAACGCACGGATGCGGGAATTAAAGACAATATCCGCCCTTGACAGCTTTCTTGATACCGTAGAAAACAGCGATTTCATCACGGGAAGGGACGGAAAGTGGCCGGGAAAACGCGGTATTGATTGGATTTTCAAACAAGCAAACTTTATGAAAATCCTTGAAGGGAATTATGACAACAAGTCTTCGCCTGTTACGCCTACCTTGTCAACAGAAGAAATAGCACGAAAGCAAGAAGAAAACAACCGACGGTATGAAGCCGCTATGCAAGCGCAACGGGCAAAAGTGGCGGCAAGATATGGGGGTGCGCTGAATGGTAACGAATCTTCCCAACGATCCGCAAGCTGAAAGAAAATTTCTGGGCTTGCTATTCACGCGCCCGCAGTTTGTCCTCAAGTTTTCCGGCCTTGTTTTTCCGCGTGACTTTTACAAGTACGATTTGCAGTTGATATATGCAAGTATGCAACGAATCGCCGCCAACGATGATTTACCGCTTGACATGGTAGGCGTTACGCGGGACTTGCTGACGCGAAAGGAACTGGACAAGGCGGGCGGCAGTATAAACATAAGCGAAATAGCGTCCTTGTCTATTAACGAGCCGCTTTCGATTTCAGATTTTCAAACGTGCAAGAAGTACGCCGAGATTATTCTTGATTGTTCGCGCCGCCGTACTGCTATCAAGGCATTTGAAGAAGCGACAGGCAAAGCGTTAAACGGTGACGATGTAGCGGGTATCGTCCAGTGCGTAAATGATACGCTTGAGAACGTAAACAGGGGCGCAACCGTTGACGGGATAAGCGATACTATCGACGAATGGAAAGCATGGTATGAAGAAACGCGGCTTCTTGGCGATTTTCCCGGCATTACTTCTGGATTGACAGAACTTGACGGCATGACGGGCGGTTGGTCGAATGGCAATCTGATTATTTTAGGGGCGCGGCCTAGCATGGGAAAATCCGCGCTTGCGTTGAATTTCGCTTGCGCCGCTTGCCGTGACGGGAAAAATGTTGCTGTCTTTAGTCTTGAAATGACAAAGCGGGAACTTATTTCAAGGATCGCCGCCGCCGAGGGTGACGTAGATTTTGAGCATACGAATATCCCTGCGCTGATTACCAACGAAGAACGGCAAAAGATAAAAAAGGTTTTTGAAACCGTTGACAAATGGGGATTGTTTATTGACGATACTCCGGCGATGCCATTATCGCAGATCGCGACGAAAGCGCGGCGGTTGAAATACGCGGGAAAACTTGACCTTGTAATTATCGACCATCTAAATTTTATCGGCACCGACACGAAGAAGGAGAATCGAACAAACGAAGTATCAGACATTACGAAACGGCTGAAAGGTCTTGCAAAGGAATTGAATGTGCCCGTGATTTGCCTTTGTCAGCTTTCAAGGGCGTTGGAAATTCGCACAAACAAAAGGCCGCAGTTGTCCGACCTTCGCGAAAGCGGCACGATTGAACAGGACGCGGATATTGTCTTAATGCTTTACCGAGACGGGTACTACACGAAAGATAATACCGACAAAAGCGCGGAACTTATCATAGGCAAACAGCGCGGCGGCAAGGTTGGAACGATTAACCTTATTTTCACGGGTGACAGGCAGTTGTTTATCGAGGACGTTTTGCAGGGGGTTATGGAGAACGCAAGAATGGAGGATTTGCCCGAATGAAATGGACGGACAGACTAAACGACACCGAAAAGAAAACGGTGCGGCGGTTGGAACGTCAGCGCAACAAAGCGGTTGTCGATTGGCAAAACGGCAAAATAAGCATGACCGAGGCGCGGTCGATTGTTGCAAGGTGCAACAAGGAGATTGCGAGGATTGCGGAGGGCGCGGCATGAGTGAATATAGCCAGTATATAACCTTACGGCAATTTCTTGATGTAATCCATTGTTGGACTGAATGGGTGCAAATTAACGTCGTAAATGATATTTACTCAACAGACCGCAAATATCCTCGGTATTTATCTGAAGACGTTTTCGGTGATGAGCAAGATTGTGATATGTTGCATATACGAAAGATTTTCCCGGAACGCGACAGATTGCTGAAATATTACGGCGATGCTCATGTGTGGAATGTTCATGCAGAAATAAAAAGTGTTTACGGACACATCAAAGGAAAACAGTGTTGTAGTTGGGCGGCTCCTGTAATTATTGCAAATGTAGCATTTTCAGAAGTGCGTGACGCATGGCTCCGGGAAAAGGCCGATATACAACGGGAAAAGAAAAGGATTCGTGACAAGGAACGACGGGAAAAGAAGAAAAAGGCGGTAGAAGTATGATAGTTAATCGACGTTGCGCGTCCTGCCTGTCGTTTTGGGAAGTGGACGCGGACAAAGACAAAAACACGCTTTGCCCGTCTTGTAGGTCAAGGGCGGGCAGGGCGAAGCAGAAGGTTATACAAAAAGCGGTTAGGAAAAAGCGAAAGGCGGCGAAGAAATGACGCGGGAAGAATATTATATAGCATCTATAGTTGGCTATCTCAGTAGGTTCTATGCAATTGCGAGAGTTATGGACGATGTGGAAATAATGGCGCGGCTGGAACGGGCAATCGCAGTTATGAAAACGCCTGCGGAAATAGATGTGTTCCGCCCGGACTTTGAGGAAATCTATATCGAGCGCGAAGTTTTGAAAGAATTGGAGGCGGCGAAATGACGCGTGAAGAAGTAGTGCAGGCCGCGCTGACGGTTGAGCGGTGGTGCGACGAAAACCAAGACGAAAAAGGAAACTGCGATTGTCCTTTTGCTATGGATTGCGGAAACGGTTTTGGAGCTTGTAAGATTGGGCGTGATTGTCCGTCCGATTGGTGCTTGGAAACATTTCTTCGTACAAGGGGGATGAAACATGACGATTGAATTTGCCGTGTTTGGCAAGCCCGTCCCAATGGCGAGGCCGCGCGTCACGGCGCACGGAACTTATACGCCAAAGCGGTGCAGGGAATACAAAGCGGCGGTAGCGGCGGCGGCAAAAAAGAAGATGCGCGGCATGAAAATGTTTGACGGCGCGGTAATGTGCCACATTCGGCTATCCTACAAGGTTCCCAAAAGCTACACAAAGGAGAAACGCATGGCGGCGGAAAACAATATCATCCTCCCTGTCGGTCGGAACACAGGCGATGCGGACAATCACGCAAAGGCGATTATGGATGCTTTGACTGGCATTGTGTGGCGAGATGATTCGCAGGTGACGTATTTGGTGGTAAGTAAACTGTATGGTTTCGAGGATTGGGCGGAAATCAGTATTCGCGATGACGTTAGGGCATAGGAGGGCTGACGATGACTGACGAAGATTTGAATCCCTGTCCGTTTTGCGGCGGTAAGGCGTTTTTTTCTTACGACAAGGGAATCCAATGTTATGCAGTCTATTGTAGTATATGTGATGCTATGATTCCGTTATATATGACATTAGAGGATGCGGCAAAGCATTGGAACAGGAGGGCGGACAATGGACATAAAACAGAGGATTGACGAGTTGACGGAGCAGGAGGCCAAAAATGCGTTAAAAAAATTGGTACGATTTACGGATTATATGCGCTGCATTGATTGTCCAATGATTGATTATTGTCATGCTCCACGTTTCAGCGAGAAATGTAAAACAAAAATATTTGAATGGGTGATGGGACAGTGAGCATAAAAGAGATAAGGAGGCGCGGGAATGAGCGAGAAATTGAAACCGTGTAAAGAGTGCGGCAGTTATTATGTCGATGCTGAAAGTACATTGATAGGTCATGACGTAACTTTTTTTATCATGTGCCGTAAATGTGGTTATTACGGAGGATTTTACGGGACAGAGCAGGAGGCAATCGAAGCATGGAACAGGAGGGATGACGATGGACAATGAAAGTATAATCCGGTTTCGTATAGAGGGCGGCAAAATTAAGGCAGAAATTGACATAGATGATTTAGTATATCTTTTCAATACACACAAAGACACCTTTGACGGAGAAAAGCCGGCTGCGATTGTGCGGCAAGAACAGAAACAGGGCTTCTCTGAAGCTGTTGTCGAAAGATTACAGGAAGAATCTCTGAATGAAAGAGATTGTGTTCGTTGGGCGGAACCAATCGAAGATATTTTCGACGAATTCCTTGAGGAAGACCAATCTTTTCTAAAGTACGGTGAAATAGACGGATTCACAGATAAGGAAATCAAAGAATGGGAAAAACTTTTGTAGCGGGAGGGATTGACGATGGAAATAAAAGAGCGGATTGACGCGCTGACCGAGGCGGAGGCGAAAGCCGCGCTTGCGTGGTTGCTTAAAGATTTTTCAAAATATGCTTGCTTTTGTTCCCCAAAGATGATTGAGCTTCTCATGCACTTAAAATTAGACGAGGCACTAATGGAGGCGCAAAAATGAGTAGAGACTTTATAGACAAAGATGCAGTTGACAGAATAGAAGCAAGAGCAGAAGCCGAGGCGCACGGGTGCGGTGAATTGCGGATGCCGAAACTGACAGACAAACAGATTAAACAGTTGCAGGACGCTATTGAGCGCGAGCCGGGGCATTTAGAAGTTAATTCAGACTATCCGCAAGCGCACGAGCCAAACGAATATCGCTATCTTTCCCCCGCATGGCTTGACGAGATCGCGAAAGGATTAACGGCGGGACAAGAAAAATATCCGGGCGAGACATGGCGCGAGATACCATCGAAAGAACACGCATGGCGGGCAATCCGGCACTTGATGCTATATCTAAAAGGCGACAAAGCCGACACTCATCTTGTCAATGCTTCGATGCGGTGCATGATGGCGTTTGAAACAGACGCGGCAGAGAATAGCACGATTGAATGGGAAAAGCTGATGCGGGCGAAAGGATGCGGCTGAAATATGTCTGAAATTCGTTTCTAGGTATCTAGCGGCGGTTTTTATGCGCGGCGAATATAAACTATCGCGGACGAAATAAAAGCCGCCCAAAACGGCTATAAAGAGGTGTTGCCAATGCAGAGAGAATCACGGGACGCGAACGTAAGAAAAATCGAGTACATGATACGCCACGAAAAACAGATTGCCGAGGCGGTGACAGAGGCGAAACTTGCGCCGAGAGGACACACGGGCGGTGCGCCAAGTGGACATAGTTTCGTTTCTGACCCGACAGCGGCGCAAGCGATACGCAACGCGGACGAGGTTTCGCTTGTCGAGATTGACGGAGGCGGGCGCGTCGAGTGGCCGGAAAGGTGGTTGAAGGTTGTCGGCGCGGTGCGTAGTTGGTGCGGGAATGACACGATACGCGCCGAGATTTTCAAAAGGAGATATAACGGCGAAAGCTATCTTTCAACGTGTTGCTTTTTGCGGGTAACACAGCATACATATCACGATATTTTGCAGGAGATACGGCAATACGCTATTCAGTGCGCTTGCCAAGTGCAGTTAATAAAGGTGTTTTGACATGTGAAGCATACAAGAGAAGAACTTGCCGAACTTCAAGCCCTTCCGCTTGAAGAAAAAGTTTTGAGAACGCAAACGCGCATAATCGAATGGTATTTGAAACATAAAGGGCTTGTCTATGTATCGTTCAGCGGCGGCAAAGATTCAACGGTATTATTGCATATCGTCCGGCAGATATATCCCGATGTTCCCGCTGTGTATTGCGACACCGGGCTCGAATTTCCCGAAGTAAAAGAACACGTCAAACGATTTGACAACGTGGTTATTCTTCGCCCGAAAATGTCATTTCGTGAAGTACTGAATAAATACGGTTGGTGCTATCCGTCAAAAGATGTCGCAAAAACAGTCGAATACGCAAAGCGCGGTAGCCTGTGGGCAATCAACAAACTGGATGGGAAAAACACTGCTGGAACGTCGGAGCCGTTCAAGGAACGGTATAAAAAATGGCGGTTTCTCGTTGATTCTCCGTTTCGGATAAGCTCGAAATGTTGCGACGTAATGAAAAAACAGCCAGTACATGAATACTGGTTGGAAACAAAGCGCGTTCCGTATGTTGGCACGATGGCGGTTGAGAGTATCATGCGGCAAAACGGATGGCTAAAAACGGGGTGTAACTCATTCGACGAAAAAAATCCGAAATCCGCGCCGTTGTCGTTCTGGACTGAGCAGGACATTTTTCAGTACATCGTAAACAATGCGTTACCTATCCCGTCAGTCTACGGCGAAATTGTAAAGGGCAACGACGGCATATACAGGACGACAGGCGAAAAAAGAACGGGCTGTATGTTTTGCCCTGTCGGTTGCCATCTTGATACTGAAAATAAATGGATTCGTATGCGTAAAACACACCCGAAAATCTACGATTACTGCATGGAGCAGCTAGGCTTGCGGGAGTTTTTGGAGTATATCGGGGAGCATTTGCACAGGGATTTTTTCGAGGAACAATTAACTTTATTTTGAAAATCCTTATATTGTATATAACAAGTCAAAATATGTGGTATTATAATTACAAGGGCGCAGTAGGACAGACGCGCCGAAAGCCTCCTATTTGCATAGCGGCGGTTTTTCTCCTCTTCGCCGCATACCCCCACAGCCCGCTTTCTTCCGGCGGGCTTTTGTATTTGGAACGAGGTGCATTGTGGAACTAAAAGTTGAGTATGTCGATATCGAAACAATAAAGCCGTATAAGCGGAACGCCAAGACACACCCGAAAGAACAGATTGAGCAGATTAAGAAATCAATTCAAGAATTTGGAAACTGCGATCCTATCGGCGTATGGCATGGCGAGATCGTCGAAGGCCACGGGCGATATTTGGCACTCAAAGAACTGGGCGAAACGACAATCCCGATTATACGCCTTGATTCGCTGACGGACGAACAACGGCGGGCGTATGGGCTTGTGCATAATCAGCTAACCATGAATAGCCCGTGGGATTTGCCCGCGTTGGATTTGGAACTTGCCGACATTGATTTAGATATGTCAGAGTTTGGGTTTGGCGATTTGGAGGAAGAAGCACCGAAGGAAACGCAGGAGGATAATTTCGAGGAAGAATTGCCCGCAGAAGCGAAAGCGAAGCGCGGCGATATATATTTGCTTGGCAATCATCGTTTAATGTGCGGAGATAGCACAAGCAAAAAAGAAGTAAGTCAGCTCATGGACGGCGCAAAAGGAAAAATCCTTTTTACCTCTCCACCGTATAGCGATATACGCGAATATGAGGGCGGCAAGTGCTTAGATACGAAGCGCGTTGCACAGTTTATCCCTGCATGGCACGACTTCTCCGCCTATCAGTGCGTTAATTTGGGAATAAAACGAGCTGACGGAGAAATTGTCCAATATTGGAATGATTATATATCTGCCGCGCATGATTGCGGATATAAGCTTTTGGCTTGGAATGTTTGGGACAAGGTCCGGGGAATTTCGATAGGCGCACAAACAGCATTTATCCCTATTCGCCATGAGTGGATTTTTGTATTTGGCAACGAACTGTTTGAAATAAATAAAACATGGGAAAAGCTTGAAGAAAATAGAAATACAGGGAAGAAAGCAAAAAGGCGGCAAGCGGACGGCAGTACAAAATATACTTCCGTAGGAAATACTGCCGGAAAATATAAGCAAATGGAGTCCGTTTTACAAATTCATGCTTCAATGGGCGGCGAAGATAGAAGCGGACACCCCGCGCCCTTCCCTGTCGCGTTGCCAAGTGAATATATACAAGCCATGACAAACGACGGCGATATTGTTTGTGAGCCGTTTTGCGGCGGCGGTACAACATTGATTGCCTGTGAGCAGTTAGGGCGTAAATGTTACGCTATGGAGCTTGAGCCGAAATATATAGATTTAATAATAGCCCGTTGGGAGAAATTTACGGGGCGAAAAGCTGAAAAGATATAGCACTTTGCAAAAAGCAAGGTGCTTTTTTTGTGGAAGGGGGCGAGAACGTGGCTAAGATGGGAAGACCTACGGTAGAAATTGACAAGCAGGAATTTGAGCGACTTCTCGCCATTAACTGCTCCTTACCGGAAGTCGTTGCATGGTTTGACTTAAAGCTTGGCAGTTGTTCAGAGTCAACGCTTCGCCGTTGGTGCAAAAAAACATACGATATGACTTTTGAAAGCGTAAAGGCACAAAAAAGCGAGGTATTCAAAATAAGGGTTCGTCGTGCGTTGAATGAAATGCTAGGACACAATGCCGCCGTAACAATATTTACGGCAAAGAATGTGTTAGGGTGGACGGATAAGGTAGAGGAAACCGTAAAGAACGACGAGCCGCCTATTATCAATCTTCATTTGGTGAAAGCAGATGGCAAAGAACCTTGATTTCTTCATGCCGGAGCCATTCGGCGCATTGTTTGAGCATTACCGTTATAAGGTTTTGTATGGCGGACGCGGAAGTGGCAAAAGCTGGAGCGTTGCGCGTGCGATTGCTTTATTGAGTTTAAAAAAACAGATTCGCGTATTATGTGCGCGAGAAATTCAGCGTTCTATAAGTGATTCCGTTTATAAGCTATTGATTGAACAAATCGACGCTTTAGGGATTGCACAGTATTTCCTTGTAACCCGCGATTCGATAAAAACTCGCTACGGTTCCGAGATTATTTTTAAAGGGCTTCGTTCTAATACGCAGGAAATAAAATCTACGGAGGGTGTCGATATTGCGTGGGTTGAGGAGGCTCAAGCGGTATCGGCTGAAAGCTGGGACGTACTTATCCCGACGATCAGAAAGCCGAATAGTGAAATATGGCTGACGTTTAACCCGCTTGACGAACAAGACCCGACCTATCAAAGGTTCGTATTGAACGCGCCAGACGATGCGCTTGTCCGCAAAGTAAACTACGATGAAAACCCGTACTTCCCCGAAGTGCTACGCCGTGAAATGGAATGGCTGAAAGCGCGGGACTATGAAAGCTATCTTCACATTTGGGAGGGCGAAGTCAGAAAGCACAGCAACGCGGTTATCTTTGCAGGGCGATTCCGCGTAGAAGAATTTGAAACCGACAGGGACGCGCGTTTCTATCAGGGCGCAGATTGGGGATTCGCGCAAGACCCGACCGCGCTTATTCGGTGCTACATAAAAGACCGCACGCTATATATTGACCGCGAGGCGTGGGGCGTTGGCGTTGACCTTGACGAAACGCCCTCATTGTTCGACACGATAGAAACCGCGCGAAGCTGGCCTATTAAAGCGGATAACGCAAGGCCGGAAACAATCAGCTTTATGAAAAGACGCGGTTTTCATATCAGCGGCGCTAAGAAGTGGCAAGGCAGTATTGAAGACGGCATTGAGTTTTTGAAGTCCTTTGATATTGTCGTGCATCCGCGCTGTCGCCATACAATCGACGAACTAAATCATTATTCGTACAAAGTGGACAAGCAGACGGGCGATATTCTGCCGATTATCGTTGACGCTTGGAACCATTGTTTGACAGGCGACGCGCTGATTGCTTGCGCCGATGGCGAAAAGCCGATAAAGGATATTAAGGCGGGCGAATACGTCCACACGCGGCAAGGGTTGAAAAAGGTTACATGGAGCGGAGAGACGCGGCACAATGCGCGCGTCTTTTCTGTTATTGCCGATGGCTACAAAGTGACAGGCACGGCAGACCACAAAATTTTCACCGTCAATCATGGTTGGTTGCCTATCGGACACATTCAGAAAGGGGACATTTTGTTATGTATGCGGAAACCAGAGTCTGCGAGATATGCGGGAAGCCCTTCACGGTCAACAAATACTCTCCCGCTAGATGTTGTTCCCGTAGTTGTTCAATGCGTCTTAGATGGCGGGACGGAAAAGGCCGTTTATGATTTGACGGTCGAGGACGCGCATGAGTTTTTCGCAAATGGCGTGCTTGTTCATAATTGTTTAGACGCTTTACGCTATGCGCTTGATGGTATTATTCAGCGCGGGCGCGGTGCGTCTATGTTTTTTGGGAGTGAATGAGAAATGGCAAAGCAAAAGCAAATGACAATTTCAGACGCGGCACTTGAGCGCGAGAGGGTGCTTTGCGATTTTTCGCCTTATGCTTCTTTGGGCTATGGCAAAAGCGACCTTCGCACGGCGCAAGATAAGGCGTTGCGCGGGTGCGGCGTTTATAACATGATCGGCAGCTTGTACGATTATCAGCAGTTTCTTGGCTATGGCGTACTTTCGGCATTGTCGCAAAATGGCATTATACGCGCGGGCGTGACGTTACGCGCCGACGAAATGACGCGCCGATGGGTAGAGTTTAATTACAACGGCGAGAGTACGGACGATGAGGCGGCAGGATATATCGAGGCGGAAATGACGCGCCTAAAAATCGACAAACTATTTCACGATGCCGCCGAGCTTTGCGGATATTTTGGCGGGTGCTTGGCATATATCGACACGGGCGATATTTCGGGCGACGACCTTAAACTCCCGTTAGGTGCAGACGGTGACACTTTCCGACAGGGCACGTTAAAAGGCTTCAAATTGATTGAGCCTGTATATATTGCTCCGGGGCGTTATAGTTGCTTCAATCCGTTAGACAAAGATTATTTCGTCCCGCAAAGTTGGCTTATTAACGGGCGCGAGGTTCATGCTTCGCGCTTTTTGTACTTCGCCGAAGATAGGCCTAATACGCTTTTGTTGCCCGCCTATAACTTTTTTGGGATTCCGCTTGCACAAACTGTTTGCGAGAACGTGCGGAAGTTTGGCGAATGTAGCGCGGCGGCGGCAAGGCTTTTGCAAAAGTTTTCCTGCACGGTATTCGCTACGGATATGCAGGAGCTTTTATATGGCGGGCGTTACGGCAATATCAGAAAGCGCATCCAGCGATTTGCCCTTGACCGTGACAATGATGGGGTAATGGCAATCGACAAAGAAGCGGAAAACATACTTGAAATCTCCAAGCCGCTTTCCGGCGTTACCGATATTGTCAAGCAACAGATGGAAATCGTGGCGGCGATGTTTGGCGAGCCGAGCGTCAAGTTATGGGGTATCACTCCGGGCGGGCTGAACGCAACGGGCGAAGCGGATATGAAAAACCATTACGACCATATCCACGCTTTGCAGGAACGGCTTTTCCGTGAACCGCTTGAATACGTTGTCAAACTGTTGCAGTTAAACAGCAAGGGCGCGGTTGACGATGCGCTTTCGTTTGAGTTTGTGCCTTTGTCCGATGAAGATAGCGACCTCAAAGCGCGTTGCAACAAGACGATTGCAGACACTTACGCAACGCTGATAGATCGCGGCGTTATTTCTTCGAGCGAGGCGCGGCTTGCGTTGGCAAATGACCCGGAAAGCGGATTTGCCAACATTGACGCTGACGAGGAAATAGAACTGCCGGAAATGGCGTTACCACTGGAGGGCGAAAATGAAACGGACACTGAAACCGATATTCCCGCCCGCAGGAATTGAACGCGAATATGAGAAACGCCTAAAAAAGGCCGTGCGCGAAATGGAACACAGCGTTGTCTATTGGTTGCGGGCAAGATATCGCGCCAACGAAAGCCGGATTGTGGGCGACAGCGCAACCGATGACCTTTTGCAAGCCTTTCGGCGTTTGCTTAGGCAGTGGACGCGAAACTTTAATGAGCTTTGCGAGACTTTGCCGCGCTGGTTTGTCTCGAAGATACGCGGATATGTGGCAAACAACCTTATCCAGCAGACAAAACCGCTAAAAGATGCAGGACTTGGCTTTAATCTGAAATTTTCCTACATGAGCCAACGAGAACGGCAGACCTTTCAAGCTATCGTCAAGGAAAACGTCAATCTGATAAAAAGCATAGCGCGGGAAAGTTTGACACAGGTTGAGGGTATCGTACTTCGCAATATCGAAGCAGGGCACGACCTCGCACGCATGACCGAGGAACTTCATCATCAATTCGGCGTGACTGAAAGACGCGCCCGCATGATAGCCCGCGACCAGACAAACAAGGCAACCAACAACCTTTCGCGTCAGCGGCTTTTGTCGTATGGCATTACTAAAGGAATTTGGATGCACACCGCAAGCGGCAAGACGTACAGAGAAACACACGCCCTTGACCACACGCAAGGCGGCATGGACGGCGCGGAGTATTTCATTGATGAGGGTTGTTATGACCCTAACCCCAACGTACAAGACTACATCCAGCCGGGCGAACTGGTTAACTGCTATTGTGTGTGCCGCCCGCTTATCCCGCAATTGAGCGAGGAAGAAACCGAGCAGGGCATTGAGAAAATCTTTAAGGAGTTAGGCGAATGAAGAGGGTTGAAATGCCGATGAATTGCCCGAATTGCGGCAAGAAAGCCGAAATTGCCGGAAGTTATCAAACACGGACTGAACTTGTAAAACATTACCGTTGCTTGAAATGCGGTATTTTGTTTCAAGATGCCTATGAAATTGTTTACAAGGGGAAGAGGGTGTGCAGGAATGATATTTGACACGATAGCGTTGGACACGGCGAGAACATTCGACGAAAACGGCTATTTGCACGTTTCAACGTCAAACATTACCAAAGAGCAGGTCGTCCCATACGTCGGCGACACGATTCCGGGTTGGCAGGAGTTGGGCTTGAAACCTAAAGCGATATATCAAATTTACCGACCCGCCGATGAGATCGAGAAAGCGGTTGACACGTTCAACGGCTTGCCTTTGAGCCTTGACCATTGGGAAATGGACGCAAGCAATATGCCGAAAGACAAGATCGTCGGTTCTCTTGGCACAGATGCGGCGTTCGATGCGCCGTACTTAACAAACAGCTTGACCGTGACCGATGCGGACGCAATTAAGCGCATTGAGAACGGTGAGTTTCGCGACCTTTCAGCAGGGTATCTTTGCGACGTTGTTATGCAAGACGGAATGTTTAATGGCAAGCATTACGACGGCAAAATGCAAAACATTAGAGGCAATCACGTTGCACTTGTTCGTGAAGGGCGGGCAGGGCATGACGTTAGAGTTGCAGATAGCGCAATGGAAGGGGGTGAAAACATGGGAAACGCATGGAAATCCCTTTTCTTTGATTTGACCAAAGCATTACAAAACGGAGGTGATACCGTGGAGGAAATCAAGAAAGAAGAAATCGTAAAGGAAGATTCCGCGCCGGACATGACGAATACCGCGCCCGCCGTGGAGAACGCGCCGGAAGTCGCGCCCGAAACGAAAGACGAAGAACCCGTTGACGTTCTCGCAGATGAACTTCGCGAGGCTATGAAAGCGGCAGGGCTTGACCCCGAAGACAAGAACGCACAGAAAGCTTTCATGGCTGGAATTGCTTTTGCAAAGCCCGCCGAGGACGCTTGCAAAGATGAGGCAAAGGAAAACGCCGAGGACAAATGCGCCAAGGATTCCGCTCCCGTCTTTGATAAGGCTATGGCGGCGGCACTGTATACGGCGGCGGAAGAAGTTGCGCCGTATGTCGGCAAGATTAGCAATCCGTTTGCGTTCGACAGCGCGGCGGACATTTACCGCAAGGCACTTGATGCAAAAGGCGTTGAGGTGGAGGGAGTTGACCCGTCCGCATTTGGCGCGATGGTGAAGATGCTGGCGAAGTCCGCGCCGATGATGGACGCGAAACCCGCCGAGGAAGACCCGATGAATGATGTATTGCGTGGCATTAAGGCACGCTAAGAATGGAGGAATGACAAATGGCTTTTACTTATCAGCAGAGCGTTGGCAAGTACAACAAGGAAGCAATTCCCGGTGATCGCGCCAACAATCAGGAAGTTATTTACACGCCGGAAAATCTTGTAACTCCGGCAGATTTGGGAACGGCTTTTGCCCCGGTGCAGGTGGGCGGCTTTGCGTGGAAAAACACGAACGGACAAGCCGTTGGTAATGGTAGCGGTGCGCCTGTTGGCTTTGCCGAGCGCGTGCAGAACTATCAGTATTACGACATGACCGAAGAGGGAACGCTTGTTGTGCCGAATGGCGCGTCGGTTGAGCTTGCCGTTAAGGGTGACTTTTTCGTACAGGCCGATGCAACGACGAGCGCGGGCGCGACGGTTTACGCCAATACGTCCAATGGCGCGGCGACGCTGACGAGCGGCGCGGGTGTTGCGGACACTGGCTTCAAGACTTGGAACGCCACCACGTCCGGCGGTATGGCGATTATCACGAAACGCTAAAGGAGGAATGAACAATGATTGACATGGAACTTGCAAAGCAGAAGGGCTTTGATTTTGGCGGCGCGACCAAGTTTTTCGACAGTGCCGAGCCGCATAAGGGCGTGACTGATGCGCTTGACCCGAACACCGCCGTTCCGGCGTACATGAATGTTTACGCGAACCCGCGCGTTATCGAAATTCTGACGGCGAAGCGCAATTATAAGGCGATTGCGCCGGAAGTCAAAAACGGCGATTGGTCGACGGCTTTCACGCAGTTTCGCGCCCTTGAGCTGACGGGCACTGTTACGCCGTATCAGGACTACGATGCAAACGGCCAGGCTAGCGTCAACGCCAATTTCCCCACGAGACAGCAGTATCGTTTCCAAACGACTTTGAGAGTCGGCGACCTCGAGCAGGACGTAAACGCGGCGGCGCGTATCGACCTTTTCGCCGAAAAACAGCGCAGCGCGGCGACGCTCTTGGAAATCAGCTTCAACAAGTATGCGTTCTACGGCGTTTCCGGCTTGAACATTTACGGCTTGCTGAACGACCCGAATCTCAACGCTGACCTTACGCCGACCACGGGCACGGCGGGCAATACTTGGACGCTGAAAGCCGCCGACGAGATCATGGCGGACTTCGCGAAGATGTACGCGAAACTGTATGAGCGTTCTAACGGTTGGATTGATGGCAACACGCGCACGAAGCTTGTAATTGCCCCGGCGGCTCTCGCTGAACTGAACAAGGTCAACGCATTCGGCGCAAGCGTCAAGAAAATGCTTGCCGACACTTACCCGACTATGGAAATTCTCTCCGCGCCGGAAATGGTGACGGGTAGCGGAAACCTTGCCATGATTCTCGCCGACGAGGTGAACGGACAGCCGACCGTTGAATTTGGATATTCCGAGAAATACAAGGCTCACAGCATTATCCGTGACAGCTCGTCCATGTATCAGAAGATTTCGGCGGGCACTTACGGCGCGATTGTCTATATGCCGTTCGCGATTGTAACGATGTTGGGAGTGTGACCAATGGCACAGACTACGGTATTTTATAACGGCGTTCGCGACATTGAATTTGATGTGACGGACAAATCCGGGCTTGTGCATACCGTTGTCATTAAGGGCAGTGGCGCGGGGATTCGAGGCGTAAACGGACAGCCTCTCCCCGCCGTCGGTGCTTATGGCGTTACGGTGGTAGATGCCGACCTTTGGGCGGCGGTGAAAGCGGCTTTTACTGAACACCCGGCCTTTAAGTTGGGCTTTGTCAAAGACGGCGAAAGAGAAAAGGCAAAAGCTAAAGCGAAAGAAGAAGTTTCCGCGCTTGACAACGGGCAGGGCGCGGCGAAACAGGAAGAGGCGGGCAAGAAGAAAACCCGCAAGAAATGATGTAAAGGGGGCGCGGCTATGACTTTCGATGTAAATGCTTTTCGGGCGGTATATCCGCAGTTTGCGGAACTATCCGACGATCAGCTAAATTTCATGGCACAAAACGCCCTTATCATTTCTGGGCTTGAGCAAATCGACGGCTTTACCGATGCCGAGAAACAAAACCTTTGGTATATGCTAGTTTGTCACCTTGCCACACTCGCACAGAGAGGAACGGCAGGGGCTATGTCAAGCGCAACGGAAGGGAGTGTATCGGTCAGTTATTCAACGCCGCAATACGGCAAAGAATCGGACTGGTACATGACAACGCCTTGCGGTTCGGCATACTGGCAAATCATCAAGGGACACCGTTACGGAGGGCTTTGGTTCGATGGGTGTCACTGTTGAGATTAAGGGCGGCGACAAGTACAAAAAGTTTCTTGCCAAAATGAGCGAGATCGCGGGCGGCGTTAAGGCGGGCATTTTAGAAGGTGCGACAAACAAGGCCGGGGGCGCAAATGTCGCGTCATACGCGGTATGGAATGAATTTGGAGTGCCTAATATTACCGTTACGCCTAAAATGAGGGCTTATATGCACTACAACGGCGTCCATCTAAAGAAAGACACGACCTCGATTTCCATTCCTGCTCGTCCTTTTATGCGGACGGTGGCGAAAGAAAAGCCGAAAACATGGGTTTCCGCTATGGTGGCTCATATTCGCGGCAAGGCAACCGACCCGGCAAGATGGAAAGATGCTTTAGGCGTTGCTGGCTCCAGGATGAAAAGGGATATACAAAACAGCATCCAAAATGGAAGCTGGGTGCCTAATGCGCCTTTGACGGTGAAATGGAAAGCCGAGCGCGGAAAGTCGCAACCCGACAAGCCTTTGTTTGACACTGGCGTTATGTTCGCGGCGGTTGATTATCAGGTGGTGGATAAAGTATGAACCTACACGCAATAGTTTCCGGCGCAATCGGCAGCGTAAATCATCATGAAATGGTGACAATCTACCGTTGCACCGGGACAACCAACACAAACGGCGTTGTTGCGGTATCGTACACGCCGAGCGACATAATGGCGCAAGTGCAAGCCCCAAACGCGGGCGATTTGAAACTTTTTGACAATCTAGCAGACGCTAAACACGTTAAAAAGTTTTATATCAACGCGTCGGCGCATACGATCAACCGACACGAGGAAACGGCGGGCGATATTATCGAGCGTGCTGACGGCTCCTATTGG